ATGGGTCAGAAAAAATTAATGGTGTAGCGGCTAGTTTAACGGTGGCCGTTGAACGTGCTGCCTTTACTTTAGTTTTTACTGATTCAACACAAGGTTGGCTATTGAAGGATAAATAATCCATGGCTACTTATAAAGGTATACAGGGCTATTCAGTTCAGAAATTATCAAGCGATCCTACGGCGAGTGAAGCTGAAGGACAACTTTGGTACAATTCAACATCAGGAAAATTTAAGATAGCAACAGCAGGCGCGGGAACCTGGGCTTCAGGTGGAAGTGTAAATGTAGCTAGAAGATCGGGCGCTTATATTGGAACTCAAACAGCCGCTGTAATAACTGGTGGTATTGGTTCCCCTAATTCCCCTGATCCAGCATCATGCATTGACACAGAAACTTATGATGGAACTACTTGGACAGAAGCAGCTAATTCAAATACAGGAGTCTTTTTTTCTGCTGGAGCTGGAACTCAAACAGCAGGTATTAAAGTAGCAGGAACTAACACATCACATGTCAATCATGACAGTTGTGAAACTTGGAATGGATCAGCGTGGACAGAAACTACAGCTCTAACTTCCGTTCGAAGCAAGCATAGTTCAGCACAATCAGGAACTGCAACAGCGACTCTTGTTTTTGGAGGTACTACGGGACCAACGACCCCTATAGACCTTACAGAATTATTTAACGGAAGCACATGGACAGAATTAAACAATTTGAATACAGCTCGAAAACAAGGATATGGTGCAGGTATCTCAACAGCTGCTCTAAATATTGCAGGAGGACCCCCTACTAGTGATAAGACAGAATCTTGGGATGGCACCTGTTGGACAGAAGTAAATCCTGTTAATACAGCAAGAGAGAATCCAGGAGCTGCTGGTAGTCAAACAGCTGCAGTACTTTTTGCTGGATCGGCGACATATGCAATAACAGAATCTTGGGATGGAACTTCTTGGACAGAAGTTGCTGATCTATCGACAGGAAGACAATCGGTAGGAGGTGCAGGCACTTCATCAAACGGACTTTGCATATCTGGATATAACGGGGCCCCTAATAATGTTGCTGGTTGTGAAGAATGGACAGATCCAGTTTATACGAACAAGACCGTGACAGTAAGTTAAAAATGAATTATAAGAAAATAAAAGGAGGAAACTATGGCAAATACATATTGTACAGCGACTAACTGGGGGAAGGATTTCTTTACGCACGAAGATCGTAATGATTTTTATCTGTCTGGTCATGCTGGCGATGTTTGGGTTGTAGGCAATAACGCTGCAGGCGTATCCTGGATCAACAGAGTGAGTGGTACTGCTAAAGTAAAAGCAGAGGCACAAGCGATTGTTGATGGCAAGATCGAAGAAGGCCAAGCGGCGTGGGATGCTTTACCGGAAGCGGAAAAAGCACCTGTCACAAACAACACAAGACCCGAAAAATATACATTACCGTAGGAACTAACTATGGCGACTTACAAAGGAATTAAAGGGGTTAAAGTTGTAACTAAAACTACTGATCCGACTGCTTCAGAAGCTGTGGGAACGGTGTGGTATAATAGTACTTCACCCGTTGCACTTAAATATGCTATTAACGCAGGTGGCGCCTGGTCTTCTGGATCCGATTTAAATAACGGTAGAAGAAATGCAGGTGGTGCAGGAATTACAACAGCTGCCATTATCGCAGGAGGAATGCCCACGACTGGTGGTGTCGGTGAAGTGAACTGTGAAACTTATGATGGAACTTCTTGGAGTGAAGTTAATAATTTAACTGCAGGACGTAATACCCCTGTTACTTTTGGAACTACCACAGCTGCTGTAACGGCTACTGGGAATAGCAATACTACTAATGCTACTTATGACCTAGCAGAAGTATGGAATGGAACTTGCTGGTCAGCGGTCAATCCCCTAAATCAAACACGTTCGTATGCTTCAACTGCTAATCAAGGAACTACAACAGCGGGATTAGTTTTTTCAGGTACAACCTTTCCGGTTTCGGTCCTTCTTTCTAATGAATCTTATGATGGAACTTCATGGTCAGAAGAAAACAATGTGCTTGTGGGTCGGGGAATGGCAGGCGGAGGAGGAACTTCAACAGCGGCTTTTATGGCTGCAGGTGAAACCACCCCTTCAGGTGGTTATCAGTTAATGGAAATATGGGATGGAACATGTTGGACAGAAGTTAATAATGTACATACAGGACGATTCGCTCCAGGTTCTTCAGGAACTGTTACAACGGCTCTTATTTTTGGAGGAACTACAGGTCCCACTCAACAAGCAGTAACAGAACAATGGGATGGAACTTCATGGACAGAAGTAGGAGATTTAGCGACTGCTAGAGAACGTCCGGCCAAAGGCTTAGGACTCTCTGGTACTACTGCATTATGTGCAGGAGGAGCCTTACCAGCAACACCTACACCTACAGCTTATAGGCTCACAGAAGAATGGGCAGAACCAGTTTATACAATTAAAACGGTGACGGTAAGCTAATGGCAGAATATATAGGAATAAAAGGTTCTACAATACAATCACTTGCGAGTGATCCTCCTGCTCCTATAGAAGGACAGGTCTGGTACAATACAACAAGCATAGTTTTAAAAGGATATGGAGCACAAGGAACAGCGGCCTGGGCTTCTGGAGCAGATTTAAATACTGGAAGAGCTTCTGCCTCATCTGGAGGAACACAAACAGCTGCTATATTAGTTGCTGGTCAGGTTCCCCCTTCTTCCATACTTGTAGAAACATACGATGGTACATCTTGGTCAGAAGTTAATGATCTAAGTACAACTAGAATATATAATTTTGGATTTGGAACACAAACTGCTTGCCTTACAACAGGGGGTGAACCAATTAAAGGAGAGACAGAAACCTGGAATGGAAATTCTTGGACAGAAGTAAATAATTTAAATACCGCTTCGGCTAAAAGACAGTCTTTTGGAACTACTAGTGCTGGAATAGCATGTGGTGGAATTCCACCTCCTACGCTCGCTGCTAATGAATTGTGGGATGGAACTTCTTGGACTGAAGTTGCTGATTTAAATGCTCATACGGCTGGTGGCGCAGGAGTTGGAACATCAACGAGTGGTCTTTCTATGGCTGGCGAGGGCCCGGGAAACCAAAAGACGGTTGAAAACTGGAATGGAACTTCTTGGACAGAAGTAGGAGATTTAAATACAGCTGGATATGGTCTGGCTGCATCTGGAACTTCTACAGCCGCTGTAGCTTATGGAGGATTTCCACGTGGTGCAGTGACAGAACAATGGAATGGAACTTCTTGGAGTGAAATAGCTGATTTAACCACTGCGAGAACAGCTGGAGGACTGAGTTATAATAGTGCCACAAATGCTATTATGGCAGGAGGACAAACACCACCTGGTACATATGTTAAAACGACAGAAGAATGGACTATTCCTAATGCAACTAAAACCTTTACGGCTTCATAACCCTTGCGTTTAGTTTTAAAATAACTATATTGGAGAAAGAATGGATAAAGATAAAAGAAACATCCAACCGCACGCTAATAAGGAAGTCAAACACCTTATGGTTTTACTCGATAAATCTGAGGCCTCTGAATTTAAAAAGATGGTTCCTGAACTACAGGATACCTGGGTCAAGAAACAAATGTTTAGAACAGAAACTGAAATGCGTTTCTCGGTTCTGTCTGATAATAAATATGGAACGAACGCTGCGAAGTACTGGCAATCGGTTCGTGAACAAAATACTCACTTTGAAAATCTCATGAATCTTTCTTTTGAGTATCGAAAAAATGATGTCGAGATTGAAAAATTAGAATACAAAATTATAGATCCTAATGAAGATAAATTTGAAAAGAAACTAGCGAAGATTGAACTCGAAGAAAAACTTTATGGCCGAGCGAATATGGAATTGGTGGCAAAAGCTCGGATGAGAGAAATTTCAACCTGGTCTAAACTTAAGAAAGAATTTCACGATGGAAAATTTGATGACAAAGATGTAAATACCCATCAAGCCGAATCGTATACGCATCAACTCGAACAAAAGAAATTAACATTGACACCAGGTTCTTCGCAACCCGAAGTCTTTAATGTCCTAGGTCAATTAGAAACTTTAAAACGAGTCAGACAATCGGGAGAACTGAAGTATGATGGTGCCAATCGAAAAAGTATTTCTAAGAAACAAAAATCTTGAAGCTCAACCCTGGAATCAAAGAGAAAGTCCCTTCTATAAAAAAGTAAGGGACTCAATGAAGAAAGAAGGAATGATCAATCCTTTACTCTGTATTCAAGAAGGGGATCATTATAAATGCTGTATTGGTAACAATCGTTGGTTAGCTGCTCATGAATTAGGATATAAAGAAGTTCCTGTTAAAGTTATTACCAGTGAAGTACCAAAAGATTTAATGGCAGCCACGACAGATTATATTCCTACTGAAGTGGAAGGTCTTCCTTCGCGGGCAAGAGAATATGAAAGAAGAAAAAATGAACTTTAATGCTATATTCCTAGGACAATCAGTCATAAAATACCAAGTCCCTCTTGAAGTCTTTGTCGGACTCAATGATCTTTACGAAACGAAGAAAAAACATTTACCCAATGCTAGTAAGCAACTCGCAGGAAAAATTCCTGATGAGGTTTCCTTATTCTTTTCGGGGCCTACAAGCCAAAAAATGCATACTCATAGTTATGTATCGGAAGATGTTTTAAAATGGTTTTATTCTATTTTTGATCATTATTTAAAATGGAATAAAATTAAGGAATATAGCATGGACATTAATTCAATCTGGGTTAATGAAATGAAAGCAGGCGATTATAATCCTGTGCATATTCATCAAGGTAAACTGTATACAGGGTTATCTTCGGTGATGATTCTTAAATTGCCAAAAGATTTTGGTCCTGAACTTGTGCGTCCCGACCAACCGATGAATGGTCAACTTCAAATTATGGGAAATATCAGTGGTCAATTTGTAACGGGAGATTATTCTCCTCAAATGAAGATCGGGGACTTTTATGTTTTTCCTTATGATGTAAGACATTGTGTTTATCCCTTTACCAACAAAAAAGCAAAACGAAGAACGCTCGTCTGTAATGTCGATGTCGAATATAACCCGGTAGCTTCAAGGACGGCTCAATGATCTTTGAACCTAAATGGAAATCTTTATTGGCTAATACTATCGATCCTATATTTACCTCTCAACAATGCCAAGACATTATTAACATGGGCCATCAGCAAAAAGCTCAAAAAGCTCAAGTAGGACATAAAGAGGAAAAAGGAGGAAAATATGATACTAAAAAAAGAATTACGACCATCAGCTGGATTCCTTTTAAAGCGTTACCTGATATGTATAGAATTATTGAACGAACGATGAAACAGGTGAATGGAAATCATTTTGGATTTGAAGGCATGGAGCTTACAGAACCTGCTCAATTTACCGAATACCCTAAAGGAGGATTTTATGACTGGCATATGGATGCTGAAGCGAATTGTCAGTATGAACCTCCCGTTAGAAAAATATCCATGACCATTTTGCTTTCAAATCCATCTGAATTTGAAGGGGGAGACTTGGAGTTTATGACCGAGGGTAATAAACCTCCTAGTCTGATACAAGGCCAAGCGATTTTCTTTTGTAGTATGATTCGTCACCGTGTTGCTAAAGTTAAGAAGGGCATTAGACGATCTTTGGTGATGTGGTTCGGAGGCCCTCCGTTTAAATGAACCGAGAAATTTTATTCCCGACCCCTCTCTATACGAAAATGGTTAAGGATCCTAAAAAAATGAATAAGTATTTATATCCTCTCATTAAAGCCTGGAGCAAAAAAGACAAGAGTGAAGCAAAAACCAATGCGGGTGGAGGGTGGCACAGCCCCACCAATATGAATTTTAAAGACGAATATAAACCTTTGACCGAGGAGCTCTTTGTTATGCAAGATGAAATTTTTAAAGACTACGGCATGGAGCCTAAACCTGGTTTAGGGAATATGTGGGCCAATATTAATTATCCCGGGTCTTATAACAAGCAACACATCCATCCTAATTCTCAGTGGTCGGGTGTTTATTATGTGAAAGTTCCTGAAAATTCAGGAAGATTATTTGTTGAAGATCCAAGACCTGGACCCAATATTATATTACCTAGACGACTTAAAGGAATACCCAGAGCCTTATGGCGCGTGGTGATCTATCCAGCAATCGAAGGACAAATGATGATGTTTCCAGCATGGTTAACCCATGGTGTAGAAATAAATGAATCTAAAGAAAAAGGAGAAAAGGGCTGGCGCGTATCGGTTTCTTTTAATTTTATTCAAGTGAATAAAGAGGGAAAAGTAGGATGAGTTTTAAAACTAAAAAATATCAAGTAATCAAAGGAGCCCTTTCCAAAGAGCTTTCAAACTTTATCTTTAATTATATGATGCTGCAGCGAGACGCTGTGGATTTACTGATGAAAAATAATAAGTTAAATCCTCATAATCCTTTCATAGGAACTCGAGAAGATAAACAAATCCCAGGAGCCTATTCTAAATATGCCGACTGGGTCATGGAAACATTACTTCAGTATATGCGCCCCATTATGAAAGCGAAAACAGGAATGGATTTAATCCCCACCTACTCTTACACCCGACTCTATGAAAAAGGAAATATTTTATATCGTCATAAAGATCGACCCAGTTGTGAAATCTCTACGACCTTACATCTAGGTGGAGAGAAATGGCCTATCTTTTTAGATCCTACAGGAGCCGATAATATTTTATCTGGAGGAGAAACGACTACCATCGTTAAACCCGGAGCCCCTAAAGGAGTTCGAGTTGATTTAAAAGTAGGAGACATGCTGATTTATTCGGGTTGCGAATTAGAACACTGGCGAGAACCTTTTGAAGGCAATATATGCTCTCAAGTATTCTTGCATTATAATCATGCCAATGGTCCGTTTGCTAAAAAGAATTTATTAGATGGACGTCCCCTCTTGGGTGTTCCTAAGTAATGGCTCTAGTTCGTGTGACTCTAGGCGGTAAACGTCTGGGATATGTCAGGAATAATAAAGCAGGATCCACCACCATCATCAATTATCTCGGCCAGCTTCTCTGGAACGAGAAACCTACAGCATATAGCGGAACCAATATTCAGAATCATTGTGGTAAGGATTCTTATATAGGACGTGAAAAAGGATTTGAATCCTATCATCAAGAACTAAAAGAATGTGAGATTCGGATTGCTGTCTACCGTGATCCTCTAGAGAAAATCATTAGTGGCTTTTATTATTGCCAAGAGTTTAAACCTCATCTTAATGACTTAGATGGTTTTCTAGATAACTACGATTACTATTTAAAAAGAGATAATTACATCCGAATTCACTGTCGAACGAATACAGATATGTTAGGTCCTGATCCATCGATCTATACCCATGTTTGGAACATGAATGAGATCGACACCAAGCTCCTCCCATTCCTGGAACAATTAGGGGGAGGAAAGATTCAGAAAACAAGGCTCAGGGAACACGAACCACGGACCATTACCGAAGCGCAAGAAGCAAAAGCTAGAGAAGTCATGGCTATTGATTATAAAAACGGATGGTGTAAACTTTTTACCAGATAAATGATACCTCAAAACTTTTATACCGAAATAGATATATCAAAATTAGTATCTCGTCCCCATAAACGTGACTGGGAAGGAAACGAGAAAATTTTTCGTGAGCTTCTATATAAATCTATCTCAGAAGTAGGGATAAAAGACCCCATTCACCTGTGGTATGACTCCCCCCTCAAGAGAAATGGTTTTGTTGTTAGAGCAGGTCACAGCAGACTTGAGGCTGCCTTCCGTTTAGGTATTAAAAAAATCAAATGTATTATTACTCATTTTAGTCCTAATAATAATAAATTTAAAGGCAGATCTTTAAAAACTCAATCCGAAATAAAAGAACTGTTTCATGTTCCTGAAAGTGTACATGTGGTGTGGGATAAGGGACATGGGGAAATCATAAAAGAAGCAGGATGGCTGGTATTAGCTAATACGGCCGGAGGTAAGAGCTTTGTTAATATATGGAGCAAAAAAGCCGGTTACTTTAAATAAGGTCTTTCTGTTGATCTCCTCAAAAATATAGTATATTCGTATCCTAAACGGATTTCTATGTTACAAAAAATAGGTTTTCTACCAGGATTTAACAAACAAGTTACACCAACCACGGCCGAAGGGCAATGGATTGCTGGGGACAATGTACGCTTTAGGTATTCCACTCCTGAAAAAATAGGCGGTTGGGCTGAATTAGGAGAAAGTTATTTAACGGGCGCTGCACGAGCCGTCCATCATTTTGTCGACAATACCGGCATTAAATATGCAGCCATTGGCACCAATCGAATTCTTTATGTTTATTCAGGAGGAATTTTTTATGACATTCATCCTATTAAAACAACAACCACTTTAACCAACGCTTTCACTACAACAAATGACTCTACGTCTGTTACCATTACCTTTGGTTCTGCGCATGGAATGAGTGCAGGTGATATTGTTTATCTCGATAGTTTTAGTACCATTACAAATTCAGATTATGTAGCCGCTGATTTTGATGACATCAAATTTATGGTTACAACGGTTCCTAGTTCAACAACGATTACCATTACCATGGATTCAGCGGAAGCAGGCTCTGGAGCCACAACGTCTGGAGGTATTCGAGTTCAATATTATTACCCGGTAGGACCGGCTCAACAACTCGGAGCTTATGGTTGGGGGATTGGTCAATGGAGTGGTACGGTTTCAGGAGAAGTCTCTA